ATCTTTTATTAGTTGTTCAGCATCAGCAACAGCAACACCTAAAGGTCTATCGTGAGAACTATTTGGTGATTTATCAAAACTTAATAAAATGTGTTTGCATTTTAATTTCATCTAATCTCCTGCTCCAGGTTTTTCAGAAAAGTATTTCATCTTGTCTTTTACGTCTGCCCATTCTTCTGCATCAGCTGGTACTTGTGATTCTTCTTTTGTTGTAATATTAGGCCAAGTGTTTGACCATTTATGATTAAGCTCGTAAAATTTATTATCAGTATCTTGAAAGTCTGTAATAATAGCATCTACTGGACATTCGGGTTCACATACTCCGCAGTCAATACATTCGTCTGGATTAATTACAAGCATGTTTTCGCCTTCATAAAAACAGTCTACAGGACATACTTCTACACAATCCATATGTTTACATTTAATACAGTTATCGTTGACTAGATAGGTCATAGCTCTCCTTTATCTCGCATTTCTGCACGTATGTTTGTTGCACTAATATTATGTATCTCTTTTCCTAAGTCATGTTCTGTAAAAGTGTAGCCTACACCTCGTCCGTAACTAATATCTACAATGTTGGGTACTTGCATAATAATATAGTCTACATGATGCTCGTAACCTTCTTGCTTTAATGCCCATTGTATATCACCACTAATAGTATGAAATTCAAACGGATTATCGTCTTGAGTTGCAGTACGTCCTGCGCCAGCGTCTTTACCTATAATGCCGCCAACGTCACGAACCATAATACATACTTGACCTGTTTCGGATATTGCACGTTTGAACAGTTCTGTATGTCCAGGATGCCAAGGTTGCCAACGTCCAAGCATTTGTGTTGTAGGTTTTTGTAAATCAAACGACATTGTTTCTCTCCATATAATTTTTTACTACTTCTGAAAGTTGTGCGTGTGTATCAGTAAACCATTCTTTTACATGGTAGTCAAAGTGTGTAGGTGCTTTAAACATTTTATTAGTATCTTCAAATCTTCCTTCTTTGATAGTATCCATCCAAACAGTATAGTTTGGCGCAAACTGTGTACGTGCTTCTTCTGTGGGGCACACAAAGTCAGCAACTGCAATTTTGCCGGCCATGACTACTCCATCAGCTAAATGACGCATACGCTGTGACTGTTGCATACGACCTTCCAGACTAAAGTTCCATTTAGTCATGTCTGGTCCTTCGTACTGTGTACGTACTGCATCAGCGTTAATGTGTACTGCTCCAATTAAGTCTGCAAAGGGTTTTGCAAGTGTAGTTTTCCCACTACCAGGTAGTCCAAATATTAAAATCTTCATTTACAATCTCGCTAATCTAATTAAGGTTGCGGCTAAATTAATCTCCGGATCGGAAACTAATGTATGATCTACAAGTCCTTGCTTAATAATTAGGATTGCACTTTCTTGCTTTTCTTCATCACCAAACAGATCAATGTTGTCATACAACCATTTGTATATATCTTCAATCTCTTCTGGCCTTGCTTGCGAACAGACTAGTTTACGTGCTTGTCCTATCTTACCCGCTTTAAACAATTCAACCATTTCAATCTTATAGTCAGCATCACCTGTGTCTGCTTTAGCTGGCGGAACTAATGCTCCGTCAACACAATTCATTTGCACCATGTTAATACATTTACGCAAATCAGGATACGTTGCTTTTACATAAGTGTCTAAGATATCCAAGTCTGGAGTAACACCTTCTGTAAGAACAATTTCTGCAACTCGTGCAGTAAATTCTGTTTGGTCAATACGTTCAATATGAAAGCCTTGACACCTGCTATGTAGTGCAGGAATAATTCTGTTAGGATAGTTACAAGTTAAAATAAATCTTGCTGTTGTATGATACTCCTCCATAACACCACGTAGTGCCGCCTGTGCGTTTGGACTTAAATAATCAGCCTCATCAAGTAGTACAACCTTAAACTCACCAAATGGAATCATTTGTACAAAGTTTACAATCTTATCACGCACATCTTCTACACTGTTTGTTCTACTAGCATTAATCTCTAGTATATCAAGATCGCCTACTTCTAATTGATTAAGAAGAATCTTTGCAAGTGTTGTCTTACCAATGCCTGCATTGCCACTAAACAGCAAATGCGGAATAGTACCATCTTTGATCCATTGATTAACTTGTTGCTTTTGTGCATCATCTCTAAATACATATCCATCAACTGTGCTTGGACGGTATTTCTCTACCCATAATTCTTTCATTTGTTACCTACCATTATTAATATTGCTATAAAGAAAAATGCAAACACAAGTACTGGTGCCGCATTTGAAATTTGTTTAGTGCTTGTTGGCTCAGGCTTCACATAATGCCCGCCCATATAATCTCTATCCCAAGCATCTCGTCTTGTATCTATTTTCTTTTTCATTTTGTTATTCCGAAATGTTTATATGTTTGCTGTAAGCATTTTGCTTGATAGTAACAATCTGCTAGTGCATTGTGTAATTGCTCTTGTATTGCTTTACGTGGATCACTAGGCATCATTGCAAACGCAGTTCTACTATCTCTAATTTGCCAAAAGTTCCACGGACAAGGCTTGCCAACGTTCTTGTATAAGTTTTGTAATATTGCATAATCAAATAAAGGTCCTTGACACCATAGATAATCAACTCCAACACACCATTTGTTAAGTTGTTTTGTTAAGCTATCCATATTTACTCGCTCATGATCTCCAAAGGCTTCGTCTTGGATTTCTTGCTTTTGTTTACTCCACCATGCTAATGTATTGTCGTCAATACTCCGACCATATTTTTCTGATTGTTCTTCTACGTCACAACGTAGATACAAACCATGATTGGGTTCAGCATCACTGAACGGATCAAATTTTACCGCACCTAGAGTAATAATAACACTATCTGGCTCAACGCCAAGTGTCTCCAAGTCAATCATTCCGTGTGTTGCCATTAACCTTTCCTATTTTCTTGACCTATTGCACTTATGATAAGCAGTATATAAAGTATAGGCCATCCCCATCCTGTAATCATACCGGTTAAATGCAACGTCATTAATGCTACACCAGCTAGGCCTGTTGTGCCTATGCTACTTGTTTGTGGTTTTGGAAATTTCATATGCTACTCCGTATAATCTCATTTTATACATTATAGCGTATTAAGGTAGGAATGTCAACCAGTTTTGGTAACAATATTGTATATATCTTCCCAGGAATTAGCTCTTATTACACCTTCATGCTCAAAATCTTTGTTGTATTCATGTGTAATTAAGATAGGCTTATGTCCTGCTTTAAGTCCTGCAATACAGTTTTCAGGCTTATCTTCAATCCACCAATGTCCTGGCTTCCATTTTTTTAAGTGTTCGTCCTTATCAGAACCTGTCGCAATACAAGTACAGTCTGTAATTACTTCATCACCAAATACTTGTTCTAGATTATATCTACGTATGTCGCCAGCACACTTATCTTCGCTTTGACTAGTAAGACATTCAAAGATGTAACCTCGTCTTCCTAATCTCTCAACATATTCAACAGCACCAGGCATGGGATCTAAATATCCCATCCAAGCACTTTCGTTAAATTGACATACTAACTTATCTGCTAGGTCTTGTTCTAGTCCGTAGCGTGTTGATTGTTTGTATACGTTTGGAGTTTTTACAGTGTAGCCTTTAGAAGCCATCCACTTACTAAAGGATGCCTCCCATACTAGAAGTACACCGTCTACGTCAGTTAATATTGGTAACAAATTAGATGTCGCCTTCTTGTCTATTTTCTGAATAGTAAGGATCGAATGATCCGCCCGGATAACGCTTTTCTAATTTTTTAACATTTTCAGCAATAACATCATTTGGGTCAACACCTAATGCAGTACAACTATTCATCCAGTACCACATAATATCACCAAGCTCACGCATTGCATGATATTGTGTATCTTCGTCCATGGGCTTGCCTTGGAATACACACTTCTTAATAATTTCCATAAACTCACCACCTTCTGCACTAATACCAATAGCCCCAGTCATTAGCAATGACATGTTTACGCCCATCTTACTTTCAGTTGTTTCAATATCAACTATACGATTATACATCTGCATACTTGATAGTGATTCACCACTAGTAACTTCTCGCACGAAATCTTTATACTTGTTTAAGTCTACATTCTTCAATTTATTTACTTTCTCTATTGATTCATTTGCCCGTGGGCGTTTGTAAAGTCTTCCGGTCTTGCTTTGTCTCCGCTTAGATCCATTTCTTCACCAATGCGTAAATCATTTGATGGTGCTTCTTCACTCCATCCAATAATACTTTCAGTTTCAACCATCCTAATAGTAACAGGTTCTCCTGCTAAATGAAGTTCAAGTCCTCTAGTCCAACGTCCATGTTCAATTAAAATCCAATGTCCTTCTTCGTATGGATCTTTGTTCTCTGGACCTTTAGCATATACTTGTCCCCAACGTGGATAAATGCCTCTAGTTTCACCGTCGTCACTTCTAATAATAATTCCACCTTTAGTAGTTTGTTCACCAAAGTGCATATTATGTACTAGTACTCTATTTCTGATTGGACGAATACTTTCTGCCTCAATCTTTCCTTGAATACCTTTTCGGCCTTGGGCCATTGCTTGATAATCAATTGACATTAGTCACCTCTTTTTACAAAGTTGCCGTCTGCGTCTTCTACCCATTCATCAGCTTCTTCTTTTGCTTCAGCTTTTGTTTGGCCTACTTTTGCTTTAGTAGAACGTGCCTTAGGTGCTTCAACTTCTGTTGCTTCAACTACTGGCTCTTCTACTACTGGTGCTTTTTCAGATGCTTCAAACTGTGTAGGCTCAACATTATCTTCATAAAAATCACGTAAAACGTCTTCACGCTTTTTAATAATCTTTCCGCCAGCGCCTAGTTCGTCGCCTCTAGCATTAACACGAACGTTACCAACTGCTGGTGTTAGTTCGTTTCTTTGTCTTAACAAATCCATATCAACAGGTTTACCCTGCATTGATCTGTATTGTTTTCGACCTGTTTGTTTTACTGCCATCTTCTTCTCCTGGTTATATACTTACTTATCTCAAGAACTCTCTCCAATCCAGGTCAAACTGGATTGAATCTATTTTATGTACACCAATTAAATATAACACATAACTTGCTACACTTGATCCTCTACCTACACCCCATACAATATTGTTTTCACGCATAAAGTCTACTAAGTAGATCATGTAACGTAATAAGTTGTGCATATCACGTTGCTTGTATTGTTCCATTTCTTCCCAAATACGATCTTGTACATGTTGTGGACAAGGTGTTTCTGCCTTACCTAATACATATTCATAAACATTAATGTCTTTATACTCATCAGGCATAAACCATTCACCTTGACATACTCCATCAAAGGTCTTTTGATCTACATCTAAGGGAATATATTTTTGTAGTTTATTAAGGCCTTGTTCTTCCATAGCCTCATTAAATTGTTCTACATCATCAGATGCATCACAGAGAACTACATGACACTTATCAGCGTTTCCACTATAAATCATGTCGACAAGGTCTTTGTTATTAAATCTCGGAATACCGAGTGAGTCTGTTTTCATAAGCATACATGTATTTTAACTGATATTAATCAGTTTGTCAAGATCTAAATCGCCATTTTGTTGATTTTCTTTGTCTTGAATTCGGATTTTGGCTTCTTTTACAAGAGCTTCTTGCTTGTAGTATTCAATAAACGTTGTAATTTGTTGTTGAACCTGAGGATTATTGGTTGCAAAATATTTTGAAGTTAGTTCTGTAATCTTATCGTATAGTTGCGATACGGTCATATCTGATGTATCTTCTGCAAACGGATGCATCTTACTGATAGATACCTAAGTATTCAGCCCATACAGTTGCACCACTATCATAACTTACAAAGTCAAATGCATAATACTTAGATGCTTCACCAACATCTGGAGCACCAATTACTGCTGTAAGATCACTAGTTGGCCAGTTACTACTTGTTTTAATAGTTCCACCGCCTGCATTACTTGCAAGTGTAATAGTTCTATTAGTAGCACTACCTGCCGCAAGATCGCTTTTAATGTGTAAACGTACTCTACCTGTTCTTGCTAGTGTACTTGACCAGTTAGATAAAGTAAGCGTAATATCTGCACCTACTGTAAACTCTTGATAAGCACCGTTGTCAAGGTTAACATTTTGACTAGTATTAATTGTTGCGCCTGCAATATATCCTGTTTCAGTAGTATTTTGAAAGTTTGCATTATTAATTGTATTTCCTAAGAAATTATTATCTGCATTCTTTACTGCACCGTTAGTTTGTATTGATTCAATTTCTGTTTTTGCCGCTACAAAGTTTGCCTTAATTGTTGTGAAATTATCACGAAATCCCTGCGAGTCATTATCTTGTCCCGCTATAGGAAAATCACTGTTAATTCCTGTATCACTAATATTACTTGCCATAGTTTATCCTCTCGTTGCTATTATTTATCAGCATTATACATTGAACTGGTAGTTTGCGAACGGAACATACTGCTCGTTACTATTACCATCTGTACTGTCGATATTGTATCTTTCAATTTCAATATCTAGTTGTTTAAAGTTAAAATTACTATTGTTAATGTTAAGTATTATACTATCAGCTTCACCTGGTCTACAGTAACATAGTGGTATTGCTAGTTTAAAGCCTAGTTCTGCTTGTCCTGCTGTTTGTGCAGTACGCATCCACAAAGGGTAAAACTCTCTAAGATTTTTACCAATAGCTCTTATTCTATCTCTCATATTAGTAATGTTACTAATATACTTTCTTTGGTCATTACTGTCACTAATTTTTATAGCATCACTATCAATTTTTATAGTATTTGTTATTGGACGCAATCTTAATGGATCTGAACTAATACTATCATCAATGCTTTGACTGCTAATAGTTGTACCATCTTGTAGTTCAACTGTAATACTACCACCTGAAGCAAATGATACAGGTCCTATTCTAGTATAAAAAGAAATTGTTCCTGTATTAGCAGGACTAAGTCCATCACCACCTCGTAGTCCTAAGTCAAAAAATCCTTGTCCTGTACCTACACCAGTATTATCATCTGTAACAGAGTACTGAATTTGATCTACTGTAACTTCATTGTTTGTTTGAATAGTAAAATCAGTCTTTGTTTTTCCTTTACCTACGTCAGGTTCTGCAGGGTCAATTACATCTACATATATTACTTCGTATACAGAACTATTACTTCCTGGATTCTTAGCTACTGCTTTTTTAACAGCCCCAAGTCTATACTTTTTTCTTTTATGATTCTTAGCTACTGCCGCAACAAACTCGCCAATCTTTTTTGTTTCAATACCAGCATAAGCTAACATTTTAATTTGTGGTTGTAATCCAAATGTTTCGTCGTTTGGTCTATAAATGCTTCCTGGTGTAAAAATAGTAGGGTCTGATATAAAGTTTCTAAACGTGTTGCGTTGTGCTTGTTTTAATAAAGGAACCATTAATACACTACTATAAAGAGTATCATCTGGATCGGTTGTTGTAATAGTAAATGTTCTTGTTGTTGCACTAAACTGAAACTGGTCTTGTGCTTTTATAGTGAATACATAACTTCTGTCAATAGTAGTTGTTGCACCGTCAAATGTTGTTTGTGTTGTAGCTTTGTCAATAGTAGTAAGTCCTGGCTTTCCTGGCTCACCAAATTGTTTAATTTTACCTTGTAACTGTCCGTCAATTGCTAACGAAAGCCCTGGAGGTAGTTTTCCAGAGTCTAAAGTATATAATACAACAGCATTAGGTACACTACTTGTTGCACTAACATTTAGTGTACTAACAAAGTTAGCTCTTAAGTTTCCTAGTGCGGCTGAAGTATTCCATGTAATAGCACTTTCAACTTCGCCTAATAGTTTAACTGTAAATTCTTTATCTTTAGCTACTGTTGGATTAAACAATGATGTTGTTCTTTTAGTAAAACTATAAAACGACATAGTAACAACTTTATTTGCAACAGTTGCTCCAAATGCATCATAAGTTTTGTAACCTATGTTTGCAATAGTTCCTAAAAACGACCCTCTTAAGTAATCAACACTACCTACTTCAATTTTTGTATTTGCTTTGTCAGCTGATGTAGATGTTACTCTGCCATTTTCTATAGTCCATACTGACTTGCCAATAATATTAATTGCCTTATAACTCTTGTTATCACCCGAGTCTGCTTCTGTTACAGGAACTTCATTGAATACAATCCAACCTGTTGCTCCTAACCCGTTAAACAAACTATCAGCAAAGTCACTAAATGCTACATTATCTGCACCACTCCAAGTTTCTCCAACTCCGATATTATTTGCAAGTGATTCTGTAGATGTAGTTTCTTTAGATCCAATTTGTCTTAAGGCTTCAATAGTAAATTTATATTCTGTAGTAACTGCTGGTTGATAAGGAATACGTCCTGCAATTTCTCCTGAAGTACTATCAATAGACATACCTGGTGGTAATGTACTTGCACTACCGTCTGCATTAGAATCTTTAACTGTAAAACTAATAATACCTGTATTACTAGTAGGATCGTAAACGTCAAGGAATAATGTTACATAGTTGTTTGCTCTACGATATCCTAAGTCGCTCGGTGTTAACCAAACAGGAGCTCTTAGATACGTATTGTCTGCTGTAAATAACCCAGTAGCAAGTTGCATAATTGTGTTATCTGATCTTAGGAAGTCATCTCCTACAAGATAGATTTGAAATTTACGTTTAGCAATTACAATGTTGTCACTAGCACTTACAGTAAATTCGTAGTATCTATTTAATTTTTTTGGGCTTCTAGTAGGAACAGCATAGTCATAAAATGTTGTATCGTAGTAATAGCTTTCAAAACCGTTTGCACTTTTTACGCCAAAGTCGAATGGAAAAGATCCGTATACATTACTATCAAAGTAGCCACTTGATGATCTTTTTTCTAATGCTAATATTGGATCAACTACTCCAGTAAGTTTACCTGTTGTTCTTCCTAGTGTAATCCCTGGAGGTAGTTCGCCATCGTTATCAGCAATAAAATATTCAATAGTATCGCCTGCTGGTAAGTCAGGATCAATAACTTGTAGTTGAAAATCTAATGGACTACTATCTAGTATATAAAATCTATTATTAGGACCAATAGGTAAAGGCCCTTCATTTGTAACCCAAACTGGAGAATCAGCACCATCAATTGTTATTTGTAATGTTATATCTTCTTTGTCATTACCTTTTACTGCACGAAGAACAAATCTAAACGTTTTCAATCTGTTTACTTCAAAAGGGGTGCCTAATAAGTTATCACCAGAGATTCTTAATCCACCTGGTAACTTTCCGCTAATAAGCGAAAGAGTACAACCAGTTGTAATTGGTAACGCAATAGTTTGCGTAATACTTTCTTGATATGTACCTAAGTTGTGCCCTGGATTAACAGTCCATAATTGCGCCATGCAAAACTCCCTATAGCGTTCCCATATCTGCTTCGACTGCCGTTGATGCTGTAAACGTTTCAGTTCCGTTATCGTAATCAATTGCTAAATTATGTGCTAGATATTCTAATGTACTAGTAAACACTGTAGGAACTGCTTCGCCCATATCTAATGTTAGATATTGCTGTAATCCATCAAATGTTCTTATATCGAGACCGTGTACATTACCAGTCATGTTACCTACGTTAGTAATGTTATTTGTCTGTGCGTTTAGTGTCGCTGTAAGTTTAGGATCTGTATCAGTCTGTACAGAAGTTACACTGCTAATTGTAAGTGTAGTTCCGCTTAAATTTGTTGTAGTAGTTCCACCGCCTGCAAGTGTTAATGCATTACCGTTAGAATCTAGTGTAATATTATTATTGTCTGCAAATACTTGTACACTAGGAAGTCCTGTTGATGTACTATTAATTGTAATAGCGTTAGCATCAGCCGCAAGTGTTATTGCTGTGCCTGCTATAATCTTTTTAAACTGTAGTTCAGTTCCACTTATTTGACCAAACACACCTTCGCCAGCACTGCCTAAGTTAGCAACAGTAGTTGATTCACCACTTCTAGCATTAAGTTCTGTAAAGTTATTGTTTACTTTTACAAACGCTTCACGTAGATCATCACCTGTACCGTCGTTTGCAATAGTTCCAATATTGATAGTTTGTATTGCCATGTAAGTCTCCTATACTATATTTATCGCTTCTTCAGTCCTATAACATTACTTGTAAAAGGAACAGCATTATTATATCTATTAAACAACATTCTGTTATTCCCCCCACAAATATCAGTTGTATCGCCGTAGTTACTATTATTTGATTCGTCTTTTAAAACAGATAAAGCATCGTTTTCAAGTTTGCTTTTTAATTGTGCTGGAGTTAGGCTAGGATCAGCTTGTAGATATAATGCACCCACTCCGCAAACCTGCGGTGAAGCCATAGACGTTCCACTAATATTTGTTTGCTTAAAACTAGAGTTGCCAAAGTATTGTGTGTTTCCGAATCTAGTAACAGTGCTACATGCACTTACGATGTTTTCTCCAGCGGCAAAAATATTTACTCCTGGTCCTGTTGAACTAAAACTTGTTTTTCTTTCTGTTGTTGCATCTTGTGGAGTGCTATCTGTACAGCCTACTATAAGTGCCTCGTCATCAAAGGGAGAACTACCTCTATGGTAATAATTATTTGATCCACCACCGTAAAAAATAATATTATTGTAATCAGGATCACTGCTATTAGCAATTTTAAAACTATTGTTACCTGCCGCAATACAAATATGTACACCGGCATCTATACAATCTTGCACATCTGCATCTACAGATGCTAATCTTACAGGACCTCGATAACCTCCGCTTGCATAGTAAGGATAAAATCCATATGTATCTCTGTGATAAGTTGTACCAGTGCTCCAGCCTGCTGTACCAGAATTATAATTTGCTCCTCTATATACATAACTGTTTATGTTTGTAAAAGAACTTCCCATGTAAAAACTATATCCCCAACTTGCATTTACTATGGTAGGTCTTTTATAACCAGTGTTTGGGTCTATAGGTTTATTTTCATGCCAGCCTTTTATTACATCAAAACATAAACTTGTGCTTATTCCGCCCGAGTCGCCTGTTCCTTCTAAACCTGATACTTTCACACTATAAATTCTAGCATTAGTTGCCCAACCAAAATTTAATCCTGTTGCAGTTCCGCCACAATGTGTTCCGTGTCCGTCATAGTCTCTATAATGGTTTGAACTTTGAAATCCTGATACTCCACTAGCTGAATACCAATCAATTAGTTGTACTCTTGATACTCCATTAGCATCTTGAAATTCTGGATGATCAACTTGTAATCCGCTATCTTGAATTACAATATCAACACCTGTTCCGTCCATTGAATGTGGTCTGCCAAAAGGATTAGTAGCTAATGAAGTTGATGTGCCGTATTTGTTTTCTACAAAACTATGTCTGATCTTCCCCCAGTCTCTATAATCTCCTGAGTCGCTTGATGATTTATTAAAATTAGCAGTTTGTGTTGCTTGGTATCCTATACCTATATCGTCTCTGTCTTCTGGACGTAGTTGTACATCTGTAACTCTACCATCGTTACGCAAAGTTTCAGCCTCTGCTTGTGTTAATGCGTAGTGTGTATTTCTTGTAGATAGTACTCTTGGATCTGCAACGTCAACAGTTCTATTTGGAATGTCTCCAGCGCCTGTTGTCGAAATCATTTCTTGGTTGAATTCTGCGTAATCAACACCCTTATTGAGTGTGACAATATATTCTCTTTCACTCATGCTTACTCCTAGTGCAAGTCAACCCAAGCACCGTTGGCATAACCTTGGAACTTGTTAGTTGTAGTATTATAAATCATATCTGCATTGCCTGGTGTTAAGCTATTTCTTTCTGTTGTTGTATAACTAGCAAGTCTTAAAGGACTTTGCGTAATTCTAACTTGATCAGTAGCTCTTAGCTCAATTGAACTGTTACTATCTATTGCAGGTATACCTATACCATTACTTTCAAAACTATCTGCTGTAAATTTCTGTGCATTAATATTTCCATCTACTACAAGATCACTGCTCATTCTAACACTAGGTGTCATTACAATTTGTGAACTGTCATCAGTATCTATTACGCTAGAACTAAATGTAAAGTTACCAACTGAGTCGCCGCCTGTAGCGTTAGTCCAAATGCCGCCAACATATTTTATAGTTTGTCCTGCTTGTGGACTATTAATACTAACATCTGATAGTGTAGTAATACTAGTTGTTGATAGGTCTGTTAGATAACCACTAAGTTCTGATTGATTTGCTAATCGCACCCAGTTACCAGCGTGAGCAAAGTAACCTGCTCCTGTGCCGTGAACGTGTGCAAACATTCCATGATAAGTTGAAGCACTTGGTAAATCGCCTTCAGTTGAAAATACGTTTGCAAAGTAAACTTTGCCTGTTGTAGTAATATCATTACTACCCATATTTAAAGTGCTACCAATTGATAATGCACTTAACGGAATATTTGTTAAGTTAGCACCGCTTCCATGAAAGTTAGTTGCATATGCATTTGAATAAACATTATTACTTGCACCTAAGTTATATGTTGCAGTAGCGTAAGGTGTTACATTACCAAAGCTCACGCTATCACTAACTTCTGAACCACCTGCTAATACTTGACTAAGTGTAATACCTGTTAAACTTGTACCACTACCAATAAACGAAGTAGCATTAACATCACCTGCTACTGTAAGTTTGTGTGAAGGTGTTGTAGTAAAGATACCAACACGCTTTGTACCTGTGTCAATTTTAATTGCAGTCTCTGTACCTGTGATTGGTTTTACATTGATATCTAAATCTTGTTCATCTACTGTGCTTTCAATAATTACAGCATTGTCTACACGTAATTTAAGATTATCATCTGTACCAACTACTATTCCTGTATTACTATTAAATGTTACACTACCGTTTTGTGTATAACTTTGGTTTGCACTAATAGAATCAGTAATGCCGTAACCTGATAGTGTAGTTGGTAATCCAACTATTGAACTAAAGTTACCATCAAACAAACTAGGTCTGTTGTTTAAGTTATTATAATCTAAAAAGTAAGGACTATCAAATCCATCAAGTGTATCAGCATTTAGTCCGCCACCACCTGATGTAGCATCGTTAGCTGGTGCCCATCTAAGTCCATCCCACTTTAATACTTGTCCTGGAGTTGGTGGTGTACCTTGTGTATCAACATCTGATAAATCACTAATGTCGTTAACTAAGTCTGGTCTGTTTGATAAACTATTATAACTTCCATTTATTGCTACTGCGGCTAAACTAGGTGTACCAACAATTTCACTATAGTTAATAAAACTGTTTACCCATGCTCCGTTATTATCTTGGCCTGCTGTTGTATTCCATTTTAATACGTTACTTGATGCTAGTCCTGTTAGGTCAGTAACAAGTCCACTACCTCCGGAGCCACCGCCACCACCACCTGTTGCGGCAATAGTAATAGTTCCGTTTAAGTCATCGTATGTAATATCAATTCCGCTACCTTCTCTAAGGATAGCATTTACTCTGTCATCAACTCTTTCGTTTGTAAAGTATTGATTAGTACCTTCTGTTAATTCTGTTGTGCTTGCGGCTACAGTAGGTTTATCTGCTAAGTCATTCCAACTGCCACTAAAAGGATTATAGTTAACTCCAGCAAGTGTAAGTCCTGTTGCAGAAATCATTCCTGCTCCAGTAATACCTGAGCCTGTTAAGTCTAAATTATCACCTATTGGTAATTCTTTTAGTTTGTTGCTATCGTCTCTATCAACTATGAGTGGTATTCTGTTTGCCATATTCTTTTCCTTATAATGCCGCTATTCTAGTTTTGAAGTCTGCAAAGTCGGCACTTGCCGCTACCTCTGTTTTTAGTGTTGTTAATGTAATTGTTTCTGCTTGTAATGCACTTGCCGCTAAAGTACCTTGTGCAGAAGTTGCCGCATCAGTAATTCCGTAACCAGCTAATGTAGTTGGCTTACTTGTAAGTGAGGCAAACGTCTGTGCTGGAATAGTTAAGTTTGTAAGATTACTTCCGTTTAACGCTGGAAGTGTACCAACTAATACTGCCGCTGTAATTGTTCCGTTAACAGCATCAACTAATAGTGTCGAATCATCAGCGAATACAGATCCGTTAATATCTCTATTTTTATTTGTAACAGCAAGCTCTGCAAAGTTAGCGTTAATTTTTGTAAATGCAGTTCTTAATGGATCGCCATCGCCTTTGTTTGCACTTGATCCAATATTAATTGTTTGAATAGCCATTATACTCTCCCTACCACAACTTCAACGAACCCTGGTTCATCTCCGTCTTTAGTTCCAACTGCTTTACCAATAACAGTTCCTACTAGTGGATCGTTCTGTACCATACCATAACCTGGAATTGCACTAGATACAATTATATCACCTTTCTCAACAGCACCAATTACTTTACAAGGTACTCTACCCTGTAGTGCTAATGCTGTAACATAATCTCCGTGTAAATCACTATTCATTAAGTGTGCTGGGTTAGTTGAAACAACACCAGCAACTTTTCTATCTGCTTTATGCATAGTAGTTGTTATTTCTTGTTCACCACCAAATACTAAAACAGTGCCTGCTTCATACTCTGCATCAGCTAAGTAATTCTCAGCCAAGTCAGCGTATTGTGCCGCTGTGGCAGTTCCGTGGAATGTACCAAATTTTAATGCCGATGTACCTATATCGTATCCACCGTTAGTACTTGGAGTCATAGCCGCTTGTTTAAATACTACTGCCGCTGTATTATTATTAGCAACAATAGCAACTTCACCTGCACTACTAAATCCTGTACCAGCACCTATACCAATACCTGTACTTGAAGTACTCTTTTCACCTGGTGCTTCAATAAACGAAGTGTACATCCAGTCACTTGCTACTCTTGGTTTATTTAATGTAGCATCAGTTGGATCACCATAGCTACTGTTCTGTTGGAAGAACGATGCTGTAACACTTGTGTTACCTACTTGTATTGATCCTGGGAATGTTGTAGTTGTATTACTTGGAACTGTACCAACTGTACCAAACACTGTTGCACCACCTGGTGTTTTCATTGTCATTGTTAAGTTGGTTTGATCTAAGATATCATAGTTATCTAGTTTAATCTTCTGTGCATCAATACTACCATCTGCACCTGTTTTAACAATTCTATCAGCAACACCTGTTGTAGTAAATGAACCACCAGTGTTAACAACGTCTGCAAAAGTAATTGCACTTGCATCACCTGTGCCTGTAGCACTTCTAGCAAATACTGTGTTTTGTGCAATGTCTGGTAAGTCAGCAAAGTCAACACTACTTGCTTTTAGTGTTACCCAACCATCTGTTACTGTAAAGTCATCTGCATCAAATGCTGATAGTCCTAAATCACTTTGTGCAATACTTGTTGCGTTAGCTCTTGTAGTTGCCGCTTGCATTGTAAGTTTGCTTTGTATAATTCCTGCTGTAGGACTTACATCACCATTTACAATTACTTCTGAACTAATTGCCGCTGTTGCAACATTACTACCGTTACTTGTAAACACAACATCACCTGTAACAGTATGATTGTCATAAAGTCCTCCATGGAACATTAAGATATCATTGTTTACTCTATTACCAATGTCTGTACCAATTGCTTCTGTATCAAATGGTGTTCTAGCATCTACATATGATTTTGTAGTTACATCTTGTGGGTTAGTTGGATCACTGTGGTTGTAAATCTTATTACTACCAGCATTAATGTTTCCTGTAATTGGAGTAGTACCATCTCTAGCAATAGCACCTGGACCAATAGTACCAATTGAAAGTATTACACCATCTCTATCAAAATGTAATCTTTTCTCTATAAATTTCTCTGTAGCAAATTCTGTAGGTACTGCCGCCGGATCACCATCTGCCATTGTATCGTCATTACTAAATTCTGTAATTCTAACACCTTGTCTAAATCCTAATCCATCTAAGTTACTAATAGCAATACTTGCCGCAAATGTAACTGTACCTGTTCCTTGGTCTACACTAAAGAATTTACCAACTCTAAAGAATCCATCTTGGTCAGTACTTGCAAAGAACACTCTACCTTTACCACGTTCGCTAACTTCTGCATCTTGGTTAGCACTAATAGTTGGCTGTCCGTAGATAATACTTGGATAGTTAGTAGTATTAAATCCACCTGTACCAATTTTATCAAAGTCGTGTCCGTTAGCTCTTAGAGTTGAAATACCAACTGTAATAGTACCAGCTTCGTTGTCTTGTAATGATAATGGAATAGTTCTTGTTGCCGCAGGACTAAATCTCATATCTGCCGCTAGTCCACCTCCAGTATATAGTCCATTGTTACTGTTAATGTTCGAAGCCGCTAAATCGTTAAGTTCAACAGTAGCATATCCTGATCTTGCTGTATAGTTTGCAACAATATGTGTCTTACCATTAAAGGAGAATATCATATCATTGTTGTTAATACGAGCTTGTTGTGTTGCTGTTAGTGTATCAATAGCAAGTACAACGTCACCTGCTGTCGCACCCATTGTAGTACCAACACCAGCATATGTATTCAATGCCGCTTCAGTATTTCTAAGTGTTAAGTTTAAGTGACTAAACGCTGAGTCCATAACAACTTGGAATCTATCACTTGCTAATGCACTACCGTCTGCGTCTTGATTATTAAAACTAATACTTCTGTAAACTTGATCTGGATTTTCTGTAAATATAACCGCAGTAGAAGGTCTTGTTGCTGTTACACCATTTAGGTCATCTAACAAGTGGTTTTTGTTCATTCTTAGAACAGCGTATGCACTTGCATCACTGTTTGGCGTAGGATTGTGTGCGCCTGTAATAGCCGTTTCTAATCCAGTGTCGCCTGACACACTTAATCTGTAGATAGGTAAGTTTGCACCTTTACGTCCTGTTGGACCAGTAGCACCTGTGTATCCACCAATATTACTTGTTGTTACTGCAACAATACTTGTTGCTGTAACTTCGTATGTATTCACTCCTGTTGCTGTATAAATGTCAATCAAACTGTTTGGATATGGCATGTAATCACAGTCGTAAACAAATATACTAAATGATCCAGCCGCGTGTGCAAATGTGCCAAAGCCATATGTATTTGTAGCATCGTTAAATACTTTACCAGGCTGTTGCATATTTCTTAGTGTTGTAATTGCATCAACAGTTTCGTTTGGATCTGATCCTGCCGCAACTAAACCAAAGTTACCATTTGCGTTAGAACAGTTAAGAGCTCTAATCTCTGAACCGTTGTTACTAAAGAACGCTGTATGGTTATAGTAAGTAAATGTTGAAACTTGCTCTGACAGTGCCGCGTTGTTACAGAACAATCCGTAACCTAAATCGTTAACCTGAGTATAGTCGTTTGCCAACATACTTCTGTTACCAGCAGTTTGAACATATATCTGTTGTGGGAATGTAGTATCAGTATAACCATTACCTTCGTTTGAAAGTTTGTTAATTAATAGTTTTGCTGTACCTGTTCCGCCATCGTATTCTGAAACAGCATCAACTTGATAACGTACACCGTTAATAAAGAACGGAGCAGGTGTCTGTGGTTTTCTAATTCTTAAACCTGTGCCTGCATCTGATTGTACATTAAGTGTAAAGTTGTCGTCTTTGCTTGTAATCTTAGTTTCTAAGTTACCTGAGAAACCATCAATATACATACCTCCTCTAAAGGCTTGCTTGTTAACACTGCCTGAGAAACTACCACAAACCTGTGTGTATGGTGATTTAACTAATACTTGTCCTGCTGGATCAAGTACCTGTGCAAATCCTCCATGTCCTTGGAATGACATGTTTGCTAGTCTTGTAGCATCATTCATTAAGAACACATCCATCTGGTTGTTCAGTTTAGGTGTACTTGCGGCATTACTTGGATCAGTTAAATAGTGATAACCGTAGTTAACAGTCTTCTTAACATGCCAAGCACCACTTGCAATTCCACTTAGGTTTGGTAGTATGTCAGTAGTAAGTGTAACTTCAAAGTCGCTTCCACCATCAGCATTACTAATAAGTCCTACAGCACCATTGTCTGTGTAAAACCAAGCACCGTCCCAAGCAATAGGAGCAACGTTGTCTGCTGGTGTTACTGTAATTTTTCCGCCTACACTATTATTACCTGTCATTGTAATAGCTTGTGGTGTTGCTATGTCAGCGCCTGTGTAGTCTGTAATTTTTAAATTGTCTAGTAATTTGTCTCTGTAAAAATATGTTGTTGCCCAAGGTGATTGTGAAATTCTTGGAGCAGGTCTAATTTGACAACGTCTAAAGTCTGAACCTTTAACTGAAACGTTAGCAGGAACTTTCAACGGATAGTCTTCGTAGTAAATACCTGTTTCAACGTGTACAGTAATTTGTTTTTCTTTAGTTCCGTTACCGTATTCTAATTCTTCACCAATTCTAAAGTCTCTTGGCTCAACTAGTACAACTTCTGCTCTGTCGTATGCTGTACCGCCTAAATCTACACCACTTGTATATTTTACAATACGTCCTCTAGCACCTGATGTTTTACCAATAATAATTTTACCTGGAAGGATATCAACGTTAGTGTTAACACCTTGGTCAGTACTATCATTACCTATTCCGTTACCAAAGTCAATTGAGTATGTACTACCTTCAACTAGTGTGTAATTATTTCTAGCACTAAATCCGTTTTCTAAGATATCAAGAATAATATCAAATTTAGCATTAAGAGCATCTTTAACTTGTGTACTAACATCGTTAATACTAGAATCAAACCACTGCGGAATTAAAGTTGTGTAATCTGATGGATAAACTTTTGTTCCAAATTCACATTCAAATAAAATACTATCAAGTACAACAACATCACCTGCACCTAATCCGTGTGCAGTAGTAGTTGTGATAATACCTTTACCTGTTGTATGACTATAATTAAAACCACTAATAGTATAATCAACCCCACTGAATGTAACAGTACCGCCACTAACATATGTGTGATAATAAGGATTTGTTCCAAGAGTAACTTGGAATGTATTTGTTGTTAAGTTATCTGTTTCAACAGCAAATCGTTTACTTTGTGTTAACAAGTCAATATTTTGTACTACACTATTAACAATAGCTTTAGCTTTTGTCATAGCCGCTCTAGTTTCTGTACCTTGTGAAATACGTGCTCTAGCACCTGAACTTGTACTAAAGTAGCGTGTAGCCGCTTGTATAGCGTTGAAGTTACTGTTTGTACCATTACCAATGTCAATAATCATTCCATCAATAATAAGCCCAACATCACGTTCACATGTGTTATCAGACGCAACTGGGTTCTCTGGTGCTACTAACGAATTAAGTCCATTAGTTATAACATTTGTAATTACACTTGTTAATGTGCTTGCTCTGTTTGCAACATCTTTAACACCTGTACCTGATTCAACTGCAAGTGTTGTAATAACTTGTGGTAAACTTTCTGGATATACTTTTGCTACTGTAGAGCCTTCAAATGTACAAGTAACATTAATACCTGCTATTGTAATAACATTTGTTGCACTTAGTCCGTGATTACCAACTGTTGTAATACTAGCAATACCTGTTGCTTCATCATAAGCAAATACACTTACTGGTAATACTGTATTATCTGCTTTAGTTACTGTACCACCGTTTACGTATACGTTTGCATAGCTACTTCTACCAATGTAGAATTGAAAAGCGTTTGCAGTTAAGTTCTGATCGTCAACAACAAATGTACCTTGCTTTGATGTATATGCTGTGTTAGATAATACATAGTTTACAACAAGGTCTCTTGCAAATTCAATTGCTCCATTTGTTTGTGCAATTTGGTCCGCAGTACCTAATCCTGTACCAGATGGGCCTACAGCATTTTGATTCCCTGCTAGATAACTAGAAGCCATTCTACGTGTTTCAATATTACCGCCTCTTGACAAGTCGTTAATCCATGCATCAACAATATAACCTACATCACGTTTACATTTTGCACTACTGTAATCAAAGTTGTTCCATATACCTGAACCACCAGCTGTTCCTACATTATGGTTAATCCAGTATGTAACTTCTTCTTGAATAAACTTTTTATTTTGTGCTAGAATTGCTTCAGCATTTGGATTTTGTACGCTTGTTGAATCATATGCGAGATTTGGAAATGTATCATCTACATAATCAATAACTGCTTTTTGAATAAATCTTTTGTTTTCTCTTAGATAAGTTTGTGCATGGTATGCCGAACTATTTTGTGCTGTTGGTCCTACACCAGTAACAAGTGAAATGTTCTTACCATTGTTGTATGTAATTGTTTGTCTATAAGCACCAGGCTCAATTGGAGCACTTTCAATAACTTCTTCAGCTTTCATTAAAGCCGCTTTAAGGCTTCCGTATGCATAACCTAATCCACGTCCTTCAAGTCCTACCGGAGTACGTGCTTGTGTATCGTCACCTTGTTTAGTAACAAATATATCTTCTGTTGAACTGTAACTATTGTTGTCTACGTATAATTTTGTTGCGGCTTGTTTGTCTTTAATGTCGCCGGTATCAATACCTGCTAAGTCACCTGGATGATCATGCAAGTATAATGCACCTGTCATATCATCGCCTTGACGTCTTACTGTTGCACTTCTTGGTAATGTTTCGTCTGTTTTATAGAAGCCATAGTATGCATCATCATATGATGTATCTCTAACAATATCAACACCTGTTACTGATGTTTGTGTTCCTAGTGCAATATTAATTTTAACACGAGTAGTATCGTTATTGTTTTGTGCTTCTGTTTTAGTAGCGTGTAAACTTAGTTGATCTTCGTTAACCCATCTTACATAGTAATCTGTATTAGTTACTAAACCGTTTGGTGCTGTACCTGTAGTTGAGTATTTCCATTTAGTTCCGTTGATACTCCAATCAAATCCATGATTACTAATTACAACATTACCAGCTCTATATTCTGCAATAGTTTTAGTGTACTCGTTTGCATTTGATGGTTCTGTTCTAGCGTAAACTGGCTTAGTTGGTTCGAATGTTGTGTTTGGTGCATAGTATTGATCTTGAAACTTTTTGTCTGTTACAATATCGTTAATTGTAATAGCACTACCGTGTGTAGTATTAAATTCTGCAATAGCTTGTGGTGATGTAGCAATTTTACCAATAGCATAAACTTCGTTACCACTTACAGGTCCACCAAATATTGGACTTGTATCAGCGTTAATATTAGCACCTGTATTTGTAATAGTAATATTAGATGAACTTGTATTGTCAATACTAATACCTGTTCCTGCTGAAAGCGTTTTAGCTAGGATTTCAGTACCTGTTGTATTACCAATTAATACACCTCCTGGTGTAATTCCTGTTGGTGTGTCATTAAGTGCAGTAAAACTAATTGTTCCACCTTGTCCAAATACAGCGTATAATTCTGTGAAGTTCTCGTTTGCTTTACGGAACGCTTCACGTATACTATCACCTGTACCGTCGTTACCTTCTACACCTAAATAAATATCTTGTTTTGCCATCTTTTAAAATCCTACGCTTTCACCACAACCACAGCTACTTGTGCTTGCAGGGTTTCTAATATCAAAGTATGAACCGAATAGTTCTTTTTTGTAGTCTATAGTAGACCCTAATAAGTACATGATACTAGTACTATCTATAATAAACTTACCATTTAGTAAGTCTATAACTTCATCGCCATCTTCTACTTCGTCTGCCATTACCCAATCATACTTAAATCCTGCACATCCACCACCTTGCATTTGTAGTTTAATTGCTGGTTTATCGTTATCTTTGAGTAAGTTTGTCATTTGTTCTTTAGCCGAATCTGTTAAAAATACTACGCTCATTTACTGTCTCCTATTGTATTTATATAATCTTTTATAATCCGAATGTAAATAAATACAATTATGTTCAAAAGAATTGAAAAAGAAATACGTTTTTACGTTCGTAAGAGTAAGACTGGAAAGAGTCATACATACAAACGTATACGTAGTTATGCTCTATTCCAATGCGATGAATGCCACAATGACTTTAAAAGAGAAAAGGGCAAAGTAGACCCGAAGCGTTTAGATAACTTCTATGTCCACGTTTGCCCAGATTGTGATCCTAAGCGTTTTGCTCAACGTAAAGGTGTTGAACAGCGTAAGATATTAAACTTACCTGCAGGATCTGATATAAGGATTGACCAGATTTAGTCTTCTTTTTTCCAAATAGTCCATGCACCGTATGCAATAGCCGCATATGCCGCGATCTTTGCAAATGGTCCTGCAATAAGAACTATTACTCCTAATGCAATAAGAGCCGCTCCATCAATAGATGTACGCTCTTCGATTCTTGCTTTAATCCAATTTTTCATAATTATCCTCCTAAGATTTCTGTATGTTTGATAGAAGCAAAAGGTATAGGTTGACCGTTTTCATCAACTACCATTTCGCCGTTCACCGATCCACATAGCATTTTACCTTTAGCACCATAATACATTGACGGTTTAATTTCTACGCCGTCAATAGCTCTTTTATAGTTTTTTGGTTTTTGTTTGCCTGCTGGTCCTCTTTGTCCTGCCATATATCTCCTTTGGTTAAGTATTTATGTAGTGCAATACTGGCTAGGTTTTTGCATTTAGACTCGCACATAATATCTGCATAATCTAAAAATGATAAAGCCCAATCGTTAACTACATTGTTAGGGTAGTAGTCACTGTGGGCTCGTAATTTTGCTTTCTTGTATCCTGCTTCTAATAGTACAGGCATGTTGGGTTTTGTATTGTGTGCAAAGTCTGCAGGCAATGCTTCGTTACGACTGTATGAATAATGTATTGCTGGACGTACACCACGCCAGCTGTCTATCACGCGAGCAAATCTATCGTCGGTTGGCTGAATGTATTCACCTTCACGGCACCAGTGATGGTGTATGTCAAGAACCAATGCACATGTGTCGACGAGCTCCAATGAATGCTCGAGTCCCCACTTGTTCTCGTCGTTCTCGATCGTGATACAGTTTCTCGCCTCCGGAGAAAGTCTGTTGTTGACTGCGTGTTTGATACCGGCTGGACCTTGCCTACCGGATATATGGACGTTGCATTTAAAGTCTTGGAAGGTACGCCCGTATCCCATCCACCTGATGACATCGGTGTGATATTCAAATTCTTCTATGCTCCTCTCTACTATTTCTTCGTTGTCGCTCGCAAGTACAGTAAATTGGCCTGGGTGCATCGATAGTCGGACATCGAGGGCTCTTGCTTGTTTGCCGACATTGGCAAAGTTTTTCTCGCAGTAGGCACGTACATCAGGCTTCTGCCAAAAGTAAGACCAATCTGCTTGTGTATATACTGGTAGCACATCACTGCCCAGTCTAACCATACGTAGTTCATTTGGTAATCCTCCTACATAGGTAATAAGGTTCATATACGATTGTACATTGTGAACCATGATATCCCACAACCGTTGTTCAGCAACTTCACGTGTCTGCCTGTTGAGCCACTGTACTGTTGTGCTACGTGTATTTAGTGGTCGTTGAATTTCTTCTAGTAGTTTCTTTTTCTGTGTCTGATCTGGATGCATGTATTTACATGCAAAGCCTATACGTTTATACATAATTTTTTAGTATGTCCCAAGTTTCGTTATAATCCTTTACATTATAGCATTTTCCTAAGTCGTTGTCAAGTATTATTTTGGACAATGGATAATCATTACCTGCAGGATCCATACGATCACCAAAGAATATAAGTTCTTCGTCGTCTATAAATTTGATTACTTGACTTTTATCTGACCCTTTAGGACCAATGTCGATGCCTGTTTCGCCGCCTGCCTTAGCATCTAGCTCAGGAAAGCGGAAGTTAAACTGTGCCACAATTTTTAAGCGTTCTAGATTATGTTCATCCCATTCAACATATAACTTTCGTTCTCCCATAGTAGCATTACGCCCTAAAATACTAAAGTTAACCATACCAGGCCGTTCTTCAATGTGGTTACCTGTGCGTAGAACAAATTTACTTTGCTCTAATTTAGTATTCAACCAATCACGAGCATCTTCAGGCAGTGTCCAATCATTGGTATGTACTTGTGCTCCGTAAAAATTTACATCGTTGCCATTACAGTTAAAACTATATTTTGCACCAACAAACATATCCAAGCCAACTTGCTCAATTGTTTTATCTCTATCACTACCTGTTACAAAACAGTAGTTCTGAATATTTTCTTGAAACCACCATTTAAAAAGATTGTTAATTTCTCTACGGCTTGGTGTAAGTGTGCCGTCTACATCAAATACATACATCATTTCCAATTCTCCTTTACCCAATTATCTTCGCATTGGTGTGGGTGTGGTTCACCGTGAAACACTGCTATACAAGTTTTAGGCAATAGCTTAGGATCTTTCTTTTCTCTAAAGTTACGTGGTTGATTATGTAACTTAACTAAATCGTTTCTATCACGCATTTCCCATTTATAACTTAAAATCCAGTCGTCTGGCCAAAACACCCATTGACTTCTATTAGGTCCTACCTCAGCAAAAATCCAATCTTGGTCTCCGTGAAATCTACGTATATTCATTGCAGAGCTTTCCATAAAGTTATCAAACACGTATCCCATTGAGCATGACTTTAATCTAAAAATACTACTATTCATTCTACTCCAATCAGAACGTAATGAACGATTGAAGTCACGTATAATACAAAACTTGTCAGGTTGGTATGTAAACAATTTGTCAATGTTTGCATTAATAACAATATCTAAATCCATGTACAGTAAAGTACCATCAAGAGGAAAATTTTTGTCAAAGAACATAGGCTTATACCACCAACCTGACACACCAATCTCCTTTAGTGTAATGGTTTTGATATTTGCATCAATACCACGTAGGTCGTCTGTAAAGCAAACAAATTCATAAGGAACTGTTAAGTGCCTTTTGCACATGTTATAAAGTTTATTGACATACTCTGATGAATACTTACTGCCATGTTTTAAACAAACTACATAATTTTTAGTATCTTGATTATGTACTTCGATAGTAGAGCTTACCGTTGGCTCTTGCGGAGGTATTACGGCCTCAACCGGGGGATTCTCTTTAGCTAATTTAGAACGTTCTTTTTCAGCTCGGCGTTGATCTTTTTCAGCTCGTCTAGCCGCACGAATAATATTCCATTGTGCTTTAGTGTACTGGCTTTTATCAACCTTGGCCAATTTTATGCCTCGTAAATTGCTGAGTTAGCACCGTGTTCTGCACACTCTACTCGTACACAATAACAACGATTATCTGTTGCTTCACGTATAAGTTTGTCTGCAAAGTTAAAGGCATGTTCGGCAAACTTCTCTGCACCAACACCATCTAGTACCACAACACTACAAAGGTGTTTTGCTTCTAAAATCCTAAAATCATTTAAATGAGGGTCTTGTAAATCAATAACTGTTTTATGATCAAACGTATCTTCTAGCCACTTCTTTAATGGCTTTAGTCCGCCAAAGTCTACTGCCCAGTTTTTGTCATCTAGTTTATCACATCCAAATGTGAATGTAAATGCTAAACTGTAACCATGTAGCAAATGGCAGTGTGAATGCTCTGCGTTAGGTTGTCTAAAGACTGCTGAAAGTCCTATGTTGTGTCCGTATGTTTTTGTGCTATAATAAGCCATATTATTCTCCTATATTAAACGGCGGAGTATTTAAAGAGGGTCGACGCATAAAGTCCTCTGTGATGTTAATGTACTTATTATACTATAAATTATCTATGATGTCAAGTGAAACGTTGTCCAAATTCCACTCTTTTGGTAACTGCCAGTCTTTATTATTGTATATTCTAAATGTTGTTTTTGGAAACCATTCGAACACTTTGGCTATTTGATATATCCAATAACTATAATCAACTGCATGTGAGTCTGTACTACTGTACCCTTCTGTGCCTTTGTATATGTTATTAACTTTGTTATCTGTACTGTATAGATCAAATCCTACTAAGTTTACTTTATTATCTAGTGTTGCACCTAATAGTATTGCATACGGTCCACTACCCCAATGAAACGGATCGTCCATTCTTTGTGTACCTTTTTCAACTAAGTTAGGAAGTGCTAGTACGCCTAATTCTTTGTGCCATCGTTGCCTAGTGTATATATTTGTGTGATGTGGTAATGCTTGTTTAACCATGCGTTTGTCACAACATACTAGATGTTGTACATAGTAATCTCTAAAGACTGCATTACAGCCTATCTTCTCTTGATATATCTTGTCAAGTAGAACGCCGTCACGGCTAGATCCGTTACCAATTACTAACATAAAATTATTTAGTTTGGTTTTACTACTAAGTAAATATTATCGAACGTTTGCGATTTTTGTGTTTTGAATATTAAATGTACACATTCAAACTCACCTGTCATACTAACACGATACTCTCCACCGTTTACCATATCACTAGGTACAGCCATATGCCAACCATTCTCTACTCTATCACCTGGCGCTGTGTTTTGTATGTAACGTTTTGTAAACTTGTTTAGATCATGTGAGTGACTTCCGTCTACTGCGTGTGCCACACCATATGCGGCTGTGCTACTACACTCATATTTCTTTGATCCAACCATATAGAATTCTATGTCTTGCCCTTTTTCAATTGGATTGTTTACTACGTTAATTTGTGTGTCTTGGAATACAAATGCATTATCAAAACTCATGTAGGCAACTCCAAATCCTATTATAGTTACCATACTTAATCCGCTGATTATATTTGCTATAGCCTTCGTTATTATAAACTTTCTATCTTTTGTCATTACTTCTCATTGCCTCAATATCCTGTGCTACGCTCTTAAATTCAGCTCGCACTTCGGCTAAGTTTTTACTAGCCCTGTTTAATGTTTTTACTAATTGTCTGATGGTGTATATTGTCCAAAACCACCAAGTTACTGCTGTTACAGCGAATAGGGCCAACCCTATCCAGAATGCCTGTTCAAAATCTATTATACCTGTAAAAATTAAGCCTGAGCAAGCCACAAGAAAAATCGTAGGAATTACTCTTGCGAATACGTCCCAACGTTCTACTTGTTTCTCTATTTTTTCTTCATCTATCATTATTATTTGCCTCTGTGTTGTCCATAGTTCTACAATGTAAATAAGATTACATCGCATACTATTTACTGCTTTTGTATGTTTGATTAAATCGTTAGTTAACCTGAAATTGAACCAAAACTGCGCCACTCACCTGGAGTGCCAGTTCTAATACAAATCCAACCTAAGTTGCCGCCCGGGGCAGGTGCATCATGCCATACAATGTCACCTTGATTGTAAAGACCAATAGTTGGAATACCGTCACCAACTTCCATCTTTTTGTTTTGAAACTTAACAGGTCCGTTAGTTTCTAATGCTACGCCATTTGATACTGCCGAAACACCAATTCCTACACTGCCTTCAAATACTGTGTTTGAAGATCCTTGTACTTTAAGTGTGCCGCCGCCATCAATAATAAGTCTTGATGTTGTATCGTCTCCGGCGATTTGATTGATTGATAGAAGTGCATTACCTAAACTGTTTAGACCTTCTTTAATTGCAAGAACGTTATCTGCACTTATGTTTACTAATGCTGTCATGCTTCTATCTTCCCAAATTGTTTCCATGTACCAGGTGCACCACTTTCTATACATACCCAACCCATAAAGCCTCCTGCTTGTGGATTATTATCGTATACAATATCACCTTGGTTGTTGTTTCCTGTAGTAGGCATTTCGTTACCTACTGCTAATCTTTTATCTGCAAATCTAATTGCGCCTGCTACTTGTAAATCTACATCATCACCTGGATACTGTACTTTAATACCTAGTGTGCCTTTTACTTCAACACCGCCTTGTTCTTTAATAACAATACGTTCTTTGTTGTCTGTAATTAAACTCATTTTACTTGTAGTGTATGCACCTACTCTAATATGATCAAACTCAGGATCAACTACAAACTCTGCTTCATTACTTGCTACACTTAATTGTGCATTAGGTGCTTCAGCGCCGATAGCAAAACGCATTGTTCCACTGTCGTATGTAACAAATTCATCAACACTTAGATCGCCTGCTATACGTAGACCGTTTAATGTTCCTACAGTTTCAAGTTCACTGTGCTTAACAGTAACACCTAGTTTGTCTGCACTTAGTACAGGAATATTATCTATTTCAATAACTGCATTTCTATGCAGGTCAATTGTATTACTAATGTAGAATCTATCTCCACGCCATACAATTTGTTTGGTTGCTTCACCGTCTTGTCTCCATTGCATACCCATCATGTCAATGGTTCCGCCTTGGGCAGTAAAGTCAATATTTTGTGTAACTTTTTGTGTTGAACTTAGTTCTTCAACATGTAGTTTGCCAGCAGTAAGAATTCCTTGTACATTCAATGCACCACTTACGTCGATGTCTCCTATTAGGCTATCTACGTCCATACTACCTACAGTAATCATATCATCTTCTACAAGCAAACTAGTTCTAGTTGCTTTGTCGTTGATACCTGTACTTCTAAGTAATGTAATTTTTCCGCCATGCACTGCATTACCGCTAATACTGTTTACAGTTGCGGGTGGCATTTCTGCGGCTTGTGTGTTTGCAATGGTCTCAACAGTCGTTGCTAGACGTGCGAGGCCTTCTCTTATATTATCTATCTGGCTCATGTAAGTATTTATCAACTTACCTTCAGAAGCACAGTATCCGCATTTATCCTACCATTAAGTTTAATATCTACAGCATTGATATCTTCTAAGAATGTACGTAGTTTAACTTTGCCTGCTTCTTTAAACTCTTTAAGTTTCTCTTCAGGCTTACGCATTGTCTTTTGTACACTTTCGGATTCTTTAAATCCAATGATAGTAGTACCTTTTACACTAAGTCCACTACCTTCACGTTGCATACCTTGTGGATCTATGTTTTTAGCAACATACTTACCAATCTTACGTGTCTTAATATTAAATACCCAAAGCTCGTTAGCATAGATAATCTCTATTGGGTTAATACTTGCAAGACTATTCTTATTATCTACCTTACAGTATTTCAACTTCTCAACTAGTTTTTCAGCACTCTTAGGTTTACGTTTTCTAGTCTTACGTGTTGCTTTACTTGTATCAACTACTAGTTGACAAGCCATTTGAATATTACCCATTGCTTCAAGTATCTTCTTAACATCGTCTTTATTAAGATGTGCATATGCTTCTTTGAGTTGTTCCAACATGTCTTGTGCATGTTCGTCCATCTTTGCAATTTTAGCCTTACTAGGAAAATTTAGCAGTTCATTATACTCTTGAATCTCTCCGTCGTAGTATCCTGAAATCCTACGTGCATGAGCCTGTGTTACTCCAAAGTTTTGAAAATGTTCTTTAAAATTAAACCCTTTAGGGTCAAACGACTTTGGGTCTGTTATCCACCCATCTAACCATTCTTCAATAGCTTCTGCTTGTATATTTACTTGTTCACGTATACGTTCTTGTATAGTAGGCTGATGTACTTTTGCTTTTTCTTCTTCTACTTCTTTCTTTTGTGTAAGAAGATAAGCACCTTGTTGCATTGCTTCTTCAATACGAGCTTTCAAAAATTTTGTTACAGGAGCAGTAACGCCCATTGTGCCAGCTAGACTTTGCCAATACTCATCGTGCTTTTTATTGTAGTCGGGCATGCCGTTCATTAGCAGTTTGGCTGTAATACCAGCAGTAATGCTTAGTGCATGTGTAGGTGCGGCTCTAACTTGTTTAACTTGTTCTTTTGTGTAACCGTTCTTGTCCATCCAAGCACCAACCGCAGGATATAAATCAAGTGGCTTATAATGTTCGTAATACCAAGCTCTTGCATGTTGGGCGGCACGATGAAACTGTTCACCAGTCCATTCTTCCCAACCTTCCCAACTAGGTTCTGTCATTTTAGCACCGCGTTTTAACCTTGGTGCACCACGGGGAGCCTTCTTTTTAACAGCTCTACCTGTGATTTTATTTACTCTAGCCATGTGCCACTCCTCTAATGTGTATAAACAGTATATAGCCGACTTAACAAAAAGTCAAGCATTATTGGAAACTTTTCTTTTGATGAAATGCTCTTTTATACATATTATGCAAGAACAAGTTCATCTTACTTCTAGTTGTTGGACGCTCATATTTAAGTGTGTGCTTCCAATTATCTCTTTTAAAAGGTATTACTTGTACCAATGGTTCACCTGGCTTAATTAGTTTTACAGGATCAGTTAGGTAACAAGGAAAATTAAGATTGTTTAAATCAAATTCATCAGTATCAATAATTGCAGGCATTATTACAAACTCTTGATCAAAATGCCAAAACGGTTGTACAAACAAACAACTATAGCCCGGCGGAGTTTTAATCTTCCAAGGCACAGATACTTTAATATAAGATTTCTTTTTGCCTTGTATATGTACAGGACATTGTTGATTTGAATGAAATGCACTTGGTGCAGTAAACTTATTTTGTAGTTCCATAAACTCACCAATGCGTTCAACAGGAAATACTCTTTCAAGTTCTTCTTCTCCTGTATCTCGATTAGTTTGTGCTATAATTTCTTGTTCATATACATTAGGTATAATGTAACCTGCGGTTACCATATCTCTTACAGGCCAACAGCCAGCAATGGTTGGAACACCATTGTCGTCATTTGCTTTAATACTACTGTACCAGTCAGGTAAACAATCCTTAGCCGGTACAATAGGAAAATTTGTTAAGACACTTTTGTCACCACAAATAAATTCAATATTCATTAAGTGCTTTCGTCCATATTAATACAAACTGCTTGATGTCCTGCTTCAAAATAACCATTGCCTTTGCCGTGTTCTATACTAAGAACTTCTCTTGCTTGGAAACATTCAGTCATTGATGTATGAACACTAACTAGTTCTACAAAAGGAGTTACTTCAAAAAAGTATACAAATACTAAAGTCCACATGTTACAATCCTAGTATACCAAATAGATTGAACCAACCCATTGTTGTTCCAATAATTACGGGTACACCTAACATCATAAACGCAATAATTAAAAATGCTATTCCAGCACCTTTATTATGATAAGGTTTGTTTGGATCACTCATGTTCGCCGCCTTTACCGCGACCAAAACCACCAAAGTATTGTGGCCTCCGCTTTGCAGTTTCAAATGTACCAACAGTAATAGCTACTGCTCCTAGTATCAACGTATGCATTAACATACTGAATACTCCTGCATACATGCTACCTACAATAATACCAAATACAATACACCACATCCATGCTAATACTTGCATAATCATATGTCTTGTGCTAAAGTCCGGAATTACACTTAATGGATTCTTCTCGTGATCCATTACTACGTTCCAACAATTATATACCCATTCTCTCATTGATATAACCTTTCTAAATGTTACCTTTACAGGATAATGTGCATCGGCGACATCGCGCCAATCTATTGCGTCATACAGATCATAAAATGTCTGTGTAACTTTGTGATTCTTAAAATATGCTGTGACCTTATACATTAGATCTTCTCACCAGCTTGAAATCCACGAAACGTTTTGAATCGTGGAAATCTCAAACTGTAAGTGTCACTGTCTTGTGATTGTGTTCGAGCATCTGCTCTTATTTCAATCAACTGACCAATGAGACTAGAACGTTCAGTCCAGTACTCATCACGTTGAGCATCAGTGAAGCCGCTCCCACAGTTAAGGCGATAATTGTATCCATCGTCTTCTCCTTCTACTATTACGGCACCTAGTCTTCCTTCGTTACGTCCTGTGCCTTCTTCAACGTCAACGACGGTTAATGTAATTTCAATAAAAGGTTTTGCTTTGAGCCAAGCATGTGTACGTTTGCATTCGTAGGGAGCATCAACATCTTTGATCATAACCCCTTCATAACCACCGTCTACAGCCGTCTTATTAAGCTCTACAAAGCGGTTATTGCCTTCATCAGTACTCAGGTCTACCTCTTCCCATTCACACGCTTGTACGTGCTCTAAGAGGTCTTCGTTTTCCAATACCCAATACTTAACTAAGTTACTACGATATGTTTGTGGTTTATCCCAACCACCTTCTAAAAAGTCTTTCAACGGAATAAAGTCAAACAAGTGTAATACACTATCAGTTGCGGCCTTACCATCTTTTCTATGTACTTGCTTCATGAGGTCTTGAAAGTCTTTGCTCATTACTTCACCATCTAGTACACAATCATATGGACTAGGCTTACGTTCTAACACAGATTCAATCTCTGCAATGATGTGTGGAAAGTTATGAAACTGTTTGCCGTTACGACTAAACAATTCTACCTTGCCGCTTTTACATACTGCAAGTACTCTTACACCATCAAGTTTAACTTCAATTTGCTTTTTGCCTACCATCTTCTTTTCGTGGTTAGCTGAGTCATGTGCTAATGCACAAGTAAATGTTGGAATTGCATACTGTGGAAACTTCTTAGCAATCTTGTTTACAGTCTTTTCACTACATCCACAACGTAGGTCTTTGATTAAGATACGTCTATAAAAGCCATTCCACTGTTCAACTGTAGCAACACTCATTACCAATTCAATAGCATCACGTGCCGCATGTCCTGTAAGCTCTCTATTGATAAGTTGATTGGCAAGTACTTTGAAATCCTTCCAAATAAGACCTTGTCCTAGCTGTGTGTCTTTACGTTCTGGTACTTGCTTTACTCCAAATGTAACAAGTGGATCAAGTGCCATACGTACACCTTCAAAGAACTCATCTAGTCCTTCTTCCATTGCTTCTAGTATCACTTGTTCTTTAGCTAGACGACTGTTGTCTGCTTCTAATTTTTCTATAATAGCCTGCGGTTGCGTTCTCATGTGTGCCTCATTAATTAATTATGTTACTATAATAGCATCAGTATATAACAATGTCAACCACTTTTGGAAGATAAAATTGGCATAGGTGCAAGGAATCGAACCCTGTCTTTCAGATTTGGAGTCTGACGTGCAACCATTAACACTTCACCCATAAAAAAAGCCCCTAATAAAATTAATTACTAGGGGCTTATTGAAATAACTTTT